GGTAGTTGCCACCCGATAATATTCATCGGGATCGTCTTCACGCTCAACGCGACCATCTAAACGATAGCCAACGCTGATATTTTGGCGGATACCATCCACCACATCGTTGAACACTTCTGAAGCTAGCTCACCTCTTCCGAAGCGAACAATCGCACGCAGACGGCGTGCGTTTTCATCCAATTCAACAGATTCCACAACGCCAATTTGACGTTCCATATCGTGATCCATCAGCAACGGTGCACGACCAGAGTTAAGAAACTCAAGGTTCATACTTTCCGTGCGATGGTCAATAACTTCTAATCCAAAACTACGCTTAACAGGCTCTTCGGACGATACGCCAACGCGAACAGTCCGGCTTTCTGTATCAATCGCAGTATCTTGCATTCCGATGGCGCGTTGCACCATTTCAGAACGATCAAAACGAGCCACATCTTCTGCGACTTCGTCAATGTTGTCTTCAACAACATTTTCTTGGATGTTTTCCATATCATCACCTCTTTCGCCTATGGCTGGTTCAAATTTGATCGGTTCAAAGTCGTGGTCATCCAGCCACTCACGCGCTTCCGCTTCGTTGTACCGATCTGCATCGAAGCGAATAGATTGTATTTCAGACGTATTATCCACAATTCCATAGATAAAATCAATGCCAGAGCCACCGGCATCTGCTTCGCGGCGGAAACGATCATATTGATCTGGTTCGTTTATGCGTGCCGCGTGTTCGTTCGGATATGGCCTTTCTTCGTGCCAACCGCGTTCTTCATCAAGCCGATCCATAATCCGATCTTTCTCATTAGCCCACGATTTACCGGCATCACCACCCCACAACGCCCAAGCGATGCGACCGGCTGACGGATAACCGTCTTCACCCGGCGAAAACCCTTCGCCTTGCTTATCAACTTCGTGTCGCGCAAAATAACTAACCATCCGGCGCACAGTTTCTGGCGATAACTCCTGACGGTTAACTAACTGACGCGCACGCGCAACACCGACTTCAGTGCCGCCGCGACCGTGTTCTTTACGCCAATCCAGACCGCGCTGTGCCTCTTCTGCCATTGTTGCGGTCGGCTTTAGATTGATTTCTTCGCCTTTATAGGTCGCCATCATCACCACCTTGAATATCTGGCGCGGCTGGCATCTTCGTCCCAAACGGCTCAAACGCCATTGATAGCCCTAATTGTTGTGCTAGTTCTTTATCACGCGCTATCTGGCTAAATGTTTCTTCAACATCGCGCCCATAGTTCGCCGCAACGTCTTGCATCGATAGGATGCCGTTATTTAACCCAACAACCGCCGCATTTATTTCTTTAAGCGGATCAACCCAATTCCAGCCACGCCCACGGAACATAGCGTTGTCGCTGAACTTGTCATATTTGTTTGCTGGCAAGGGAACGCCGCCAAAATCCATTGCGCTAGATAACCAAGCGCGGAACACCGGTTCGATAAAGTGTTCAATCATAAACATCTGCATTGCGCGATAGCCATCACGCTCATCAAGCGCACCTTGCCGGATTGATGAATAGTTAACAGACGATAAATCGTTAGAAAGTGACGCATAAGAAACATTCAGGCCAGAAGATATGCCGCGCAACATTGCGCTTTCAAACTCCGCATAGCCGGTGTTCGGATGCTCTGGGCTGAACATCTTCATATCTTGACCGGCGTTTAACTGGTGGAATGAACCCGGTTCAACATCAATAATCGGTCTAAATTCGTTTTCATAGTCATCGCCAACAAAGTCATCGCCCGATGGCGTTGTGATAATCCCCATCTGTGACGCCCCAAGGCGTGCCGCAATAACTTCGGCTTCGCGGTAGGCGTGCAACATCTTCAACGCAGACATAGCAGAAACCATAAACGGTTCGCCGCGTGTTTGATGCGTGCGATTAGGCATAAACAGGTGGATCATTTCATCGGCTGGCACGCGCGTATGCTTACGCTCTTGCGCCCGATTATAAATGCGGTCGCCGGGGTGTGATGTCAAAACCCAATAGGCGATAGGTCGATGCGCTTTATCTAATTCGATCCCCATTCTGATCTGATTGCCATTCTGAAGCGTTTCGTTTTTCTTTTCATCGACAAGATCAGACTCAATGAATTGAATAGCAAAACCATCACGATATTTGCTTCCGCTAAGTTTCTTGATGAATACTTCACCATCACGAACAAGCGTTTCAATCGCTAGTCTTTGGCAGTCATACCAAGACATCCGACCATCGGCTGTTGGCGCACCTAAACGCCCCCACCGCTTCCACGCGTTTTCAATGATAGTATTACCAGCCGCATCAAGCCGACCATCGTCATTTCGCGCTTTAACTTGCAGATGAAAACCCTTATCGCCAACGATATTGGTCTTCATTAGGTTCACATATCTACGCGCAAACTCATTATCACGCACCAATTCGCGCGATCTATTTCGCATTGTTTCAAGTGTAAATCGCAACTCGCCATCGGCAGAATTGCCAGTATCCAGAAAGTCGCCGAAAAGACGACCGGCACGCGCCGCCGCATAACTTCTTTTCTTAAATTTGGTTGTTGGTTTTTCTTCACGTTTCAGAAAATCAAATAATCCCATAGCTTAAAACCTCACCTTGATCGTGCCGCTATGCGCTCGACCGTTGCGAACGTGATCCGCGCGATGTTGCAAAACAACCTCGCGGCGATAGTGATCGCGCCATTCAACCAGTTCTGTCACCGGTATTTTAGAAAGCGAACGACCATTGATCGAATAACTAAGAACATCCGCATCAGCACGACCCTGCAGAACGGTTTCGATCTTATCTAACATTATTTCAGCGTGCGAACGTGGATCAACGTTATTATCAAGATCAGTAATAACATCCCACGAACCGGTTTGGATAACAATACGTTCGCTGTCGCTTGTGCGCGTGATCTCTAACTGCCAATGATGATGACCGATATCATAATTTGCGCTTAAAACCGATGTGATTGTAAATAAATAATCATCGCCATCTGCCGTTCCACTAACTTGAAATTCGTGCGTGCCACCGCCTTGTGCGGATCGCGATACATATTTCACGGTGTAAGTTGAAGATGGATAATCCTGACCTAAGTTCTTTTTGCGCCAAGTGACGCGATCACCAACAACGATGCTATCCGGTTCGATTGTTGGTGCGTTATCTGTATCGAATAAGTTCGCCATCAACGCCACCCATTAACAAAACCGCCCGGCTTGTTAAAAGCGCGGCGCGGCTGATGGTTAATTGGCGCATCCTTTTGAGGCTTTTCAGCCCTATGCGCCTGTCGGTCTGCCAGCGTATTTAGGTTCGTATTCAAAATCGCCAAAGCCCCTATTGCATAAACGCGGCAGTCTAACGCTTCATTTCGGGTTCTTGTCTTCACGAACTCTCTACGCGGAAACCCTTTAGAGAATTTCGTAACGATCTTTTCGGATGATGCCAGTTGCTTAAAATACTCATCTGGACGATCAGCCGGAAAATGACAATATCCCGCACCTTCCGATTGTACCCTAAGTCGCGAAAAAATCAATTCCTTTATGTTGTCAACACCCAAAGTAAATAACTTTATCTTTCCGATGTTGTTTTTGGTCGGTCGCGATACGATTGGACGGCTTTCCCCACCCATACCCTTTATGGCAAAAATGCGACGACCTTCACGCGGTCTAACAAAGTCATAAACCGATTTTGTATAGTGACCGCCGGAGTCAATGCACGTTGCGCGTGGCTGTAATATGCGACCATCTTCGGTTTCAAACTTTGCTGACAAAGTTTCGTCAACATCTCGCCATAATTGCGGTGATGATGGATCGCCATAGATAACACGGTAATCTAGTGACCAGCTTTCTTCGTCACGCCCCCAACCAACCGTTTCAATCTCAACGCGATCATCCTGAACGTCAGCACCGCAAGTGATCAATAAAACCCTCTCATCAACTTTATCGCCATATTCTTCGGCACGCTCCGCAACAGCATAGTCGTCAACACGTTCACCTTCGTCCTCAAAGACTTCAGCCAGCGTGGTGTTTATAAAAACTCTAAGCGTATCAGGCAACACTTTTGCCGCCAGAAAATCACGCGCTATATCCCCAAGCGGTGTCCAAGGCGAATACAAACCCGATAAATGAAAACCAGCCGTTCCGTTAAATGGTTCGGATGCACGCCATTCACCGCCCTTAATAGCGCGATAACGCCTAGCATCATCCCAAGTTGAACCGCATTCTTCGCAAACATATTCAGCCGTTTCCGGTTCGTCTTTAGCCCAATGCACATTAGACCATTTCAGCGTCTGCTTATGATTACAATCAGGACACGGAACATAATAATAACGCTGATCACTCTGACTAAACGCGGTTTCTATACGCGATGCGCCTTTGTTGGTAGGCGTGGAAACCATCACAATTTTGCGATTATGCGTAAATGTTTTTGTTCTGGCGATACCTAGATTAATCGGATCGCCCTCTGATCCAGCTGAAGATGGATATCTATCGACCTCATCAAAGAATACCGCACGCACCGGACGCGATGCCAGCCCTGCCGCGCTATTCGCGCCAACAATAGCTAAATATCCGCCGGGGAAAGATTTTTGATATAGCGTGTTACCGCTATCGCGTGATCGCGCATCTTTAACCTTATCTTTAAGAACAGGCGTATCGCGGAGCATAGGCGCAAGCCGATCATTAGACCACATTTTTGCCATTTCTAGTGTCGGCTGTACAATAAGCATAGGCGATGGCGATTGATCAATATAATAACCAACCGCGTTATTTATGATCTCCGTCTTACCAACCTGTGCGCCGGTCATAAATACAACGCGCTCAATAGTCGGATCAGATATCGCTTGCATCATACCGCGCTGATAAGGCGCACGATCTGTTGACCAGAAGCCCGGTTCAGCTGATGCCTCTGGTGATAACCGTCTATAAATATCAGCCCATTCGTCAATCGCCAGATTTGGCGGCGGTTGCATTGCCGCCATTATTTTCTGACTGATCTTCGCCACTGTCGGATGACCTGATAGGGTTAATGACTTTGACTTTGACATCAG